AAGCCTCGCGCTCTTTGTCATTATCAGCCATTTTTTAGCTCCAATCGGATAGAACGCTGATTGATACTTCACCGGACAATAGATCGCCTACTGTGCCAGTCAAGACTGCGGGTGCACTAAATGTCCCAATTGTATATGCAATCGATGACGCTTCTAGCTTATTCACAATGTTAAGGTAAAAATCCTCAATGTTTGTCAGGTTGCCCTGATTGTCAAACATCGGTGCGAGCACAACAAGTTTGAAATTAACTTTTGGCTTGACTGTTTTGTAATGGTCGTTTGAAGGCTCAATGTATGGATCGCCGGGTTGCACGATAATTGAATTAGCAAGCGGGCTAGCAGGTGGGAAGGAAAACACCTGCCAGCTCGCATTATCAGCTAGCGCAGTCGCGATTGTTCCCCGTAGGGTTGTTATTGCGCTCACCCTACTTGACCGCCCGGAGCTAGATGATCCGCAAGCAAGCCTCTAACACGTGCCATGAGTGTATTTCCCATGCGATATGGTGAAGGTTGAAAATCAGGTGAAATGCCGCCAGCGTTAGATGCTTGACGAGCTTGCCAAATGTCAACAGCAATCATAAGGGTTGCTTGATTGACTTCGGGAAGGGTTGCGTAATCAATAGCCTGTGTGCCGTACACGCGACCCCATGGCGCTATATTGTGATAAGCGCGAGTTGTAATTTGAGCATTGACAAACTCAATCCAAATGCCATTAGCTTTTGTGATTGTTTGATTGCCGTTAAAATGTTGTCTTACGTTCTCAACTGTTACTGTATCGCCTACAATAAAGCGATCTGCGTTTTCATAAAGATAAATGCGACCTGTTGTGCCTGTTGCTTCCAAGGCATAAACAGATTCGGAGTTGAACCATAACTTGCCCTTGACAATGTTTTCTGCTGCTTGACAAACTTCTTCAACAACAGCGGAAGAATACAGCGCACCGATTCCAAGGGCTGAACGCAATTCAGCTTCGGTTACATAAGTGGCTGCCATAATTTCCTCTCTATGTTAGCCCCGGCGCAAGGGCTGTGCGCCGGGGTAACTCTACTTCTAGGCTAGAACTACGCCTTATTGAAACGGAAAGCGCCTTTCGGCTTTTTCGTGGCCAAGGCTGCATATCCATACAGGCCGACCTCGATTTTTCCTGAGCCTACAGTCTCAGCGCGAAGCTGGAGACGTGGGCTTTCGTACCATGTGAACGCATCGCGGCTAACGATCATTAGTGTTGCATCGCCATCGCCGGACTGTGTGTAATCTACATAGAGATCAAGTCCGAGTACGTTTCCACGGATTGCATTAACGCCAACTGAACCAGCAGCATTTTGTGGCTGGATTGCGGTAAGGATTGGGCGATTCTGTGAATCTACCAAACCAATGAGATTTGACCATTGTGTAGGTGATGCAATCAAGCCAGTTGCGAAGTCGAAAGTGTTGCTGTAAATATCAGCAGCACCGCGAGCAACGTAACCTGCAAGTTCAGCACCATCCCATGGAAGGGTGATTGTTGTTGCATCGACAGTTGCTACTGAAGCAATTGTGTCGAAAGCATAAGCGTTTGTTGCCTTTGCGTAAGCATCAGCCATGAGCGCTGTGAGTTCTGCGAAGAACGCTGGTGAAGTACGATCAAGTACTTCTACTGAGAACTTCTGCATACCTGCAAACTTTTTAACATCTACATCAAGGTATTCAATCTCAACCTGTGTATCTGAGAATGATGCACCCTCGTTTGTCTGTGCGACTGTTGGTGCAGTCTTGACGCGTGGGATTTGGAATTTCATCCCAGCATCAGGCAATGTCCCCGAGCTGATGGCTTCAATTGTGGGGCGTACGCCAGTTGACTTTGGATTGATAACTTCTGTTAATTGACGTGTTGGGACGAGTCCGGGTACGTCTGTGGTTGTATCTGTATCAGATGCAGCCGCGATCCATTGACGAGCTTCTTCTGAACCGAGAGCAGCGCGAACTGTATTCTCGACATAAAGAGCTGGTGTTACTTGGATGCGTGGCTTCGCGTAAATTGGTGCTGCAACTGTTGGGCGAGCAGCCTCTACCGCAGGGGCTTCGACCTTAGGCTCAACAGATGCGGTGTCTGGAGTATTCTCCACGACTGCCTCGCTTTCGTTTGTTGGGTTTTCTTCAGCTTCATCTGAAGCTGCAACGCTCAAGACTTCAGCGCTTTTAAACGCTGCTGCTTGAACAAGACTTGTTTCGTACATCTTGCTTGCCAATACTCGCAAGATATTTCCTTCACGCTTGGAATCTACAACTTCAACGCCTACGGATAAACCGCTGCGAAGTTGCTCAGATGCTTCAATGAGTGCATCGTTACCGCGTGTTGTATTGGATACTTTGAAAGTTGCGTAAATGCCATCTTCTTCTTCGGTAAATGAAATCATGCGACCAATTGGTTTTTTTGGATCGTGCTCAAGCAATAGTTTTGGCTTGGGATTGTTTGAGATTTCAATTGACCCTTTTGCAAATACAACTTTACCTGCGGATGTGTGACCAATCTCGTTACCAAACGGCACAATCTTGCCGGTAATAGTACGTTCCTCGGTGTTGCAAGTAATATCGTTAGAGAACGTTAGGTTCATCTGTATCGTTTCCGTTCGGGCTTAGGTTTTCCATTTCCATAGCTTGCTCAACAGTAATCAAGCCAAGTGCAAGCATTTTTTCAATGACTGCTAAACGCTCTAAAGCATTTACAGCCAAGAAAGCATCTTCGACATTAAATTTAACAATGTTCCCTCGCGCGGTTATGTCATCCATCGATAAACGATCTTGAATTGCGTGGACATACGGCGCGAGAGAAAGAGAGACAAATTGACGGCGCTCATCTTGGACATTTGCGTATGTCATAGAATTATTCATGTCAGCGCTTATGTAATAAGCAGGTACGTTCATCATTCTGGCGACTTGCGTAGCTGTGCTTTGTACCGCATCCACAAACATCATGTCGCGGGGTGAGAAAGCAGTTGGTAAATAGTCAAGTGTGCTTGTTAAGTATGCAGTAGATCTGCGCTCGCGTGCTGATTTCCACGATGCAAGAATTGATTGCACTTCTTCAGGTGATAAATCTGCGCCTGTATTTTTAATGACACCTGAAGGCATTGGAGTTGCAGATGCAACACGCATTGCAGTTTCTAAATCAATTGCGCTGCGAAGTGTGCGTGCGCCGCGTTGCAAAACACCTTCATCAAGTGCGCTAAATGTAACAAGTGATCCAAGACCTGACATCGGTACATCTGTGCCATCAATTGTGTATTGAATAATATAATTCGTGTTTGCATCAGTGCGATATGAAACGCGACCCGGTGCTACCCATTCAAATCGTGCAGGGCGACCATCATCAAAATAAGTTTCTGTCACGCGCCAATAAGCAACGCCGTAAAACAATAATGAGTCAACAGTCCATGCAAGAGTTGTGCTTAATGGCTGGTGAATAGAAGGTTGTTCAAGCCATAATGGTTTGCCTAGTTTTTCACCAGTAGATTTTTTGTAAAGCTCTAAAGGAAAACTTGCAATTGTGCCAGCAATAAGATTTCTGCAACGTGCAACGGAAGGGACGGACATTGCTTCATCGCGACCTACCGCAGTCATTAAGCCGGGTAGATAATAATTAAAAGAATCAGTCATTAGCTGCGGAGCAGCTTGCGCCTCTATTTTCGCAGGGCGGAAACGATCAAAAAGACCCATCGTTTAAGGATACCACACAATTCGGACATTTAGCGCATTTCAGGCGATAATTTGTGGCTTGCTCTGTGGCTTAAGCAGCTGGTGGACAACCATTGCTAGGCCAATTGCCGCAGATACGTCCCCGGCTGACTTTCGTCTAACGATTCGCCAACCCGCATCTGTTTCCTTAGCCGCACAGTTATTCATGGAGTCCACCAAGCTAGCCTGTCCGATGTGAACGATTCGCGCGTTCACAATCGCATCATATAGATCAGAACAGGCTTGGTAAAATACAGTCCCGGACATATCTTGTATTTTGTGCCCTGACTGTTGCAATCGTTCTGCCACGCTCATCGTGCTGTATTTGTCAAAACAAATCATCTTAGGGCGATACTGCCGTGCCCAATCATTGACTTCCACAGCCATCTTTAGCTCGTCAATCGCGACTTGGCTCTCAAACTGTGCGATTACACCCACGGCAATCTTGCCATCTTCGCGCATCTGCCCTGCAACAAGTGAAGCCATCTTTTTATTGACTGAAATGTCCATTCCGAAAATAGTCGGCAGTCCCGGCAGGATTTGTAGGTCTTGGACTGTCAGATCTTCAAACGCTTTATACGGCCATGGCGATTTGAGTGCGCTTACCCATTGACATAGGGTTTCTGTACGGCTTGCTTCTACGCTAGATGTTGCAATGGCTTCAGCAATCGTTTCTTCGTCTATCAAATAGCCTAAAGCGGGATTTGCCTGATACCACGCGTCTTTATCAGTTATCTTCGCCCAATCATCGGCTGAGTATTCCCAAAAGCCCATAGTAGGCGGCGGATAACTCAAGCAGCGGCTTCTCAAGTCATTTAAGACTGTGCTAAAAGCATCACCCGCGTTGCTCGTCATAAAGATTTGGCTGTTAGGGCGTGCGCGGGTAATTGGCTTAGCCGCAGTCCACGAATCTTCATCAATTTCGCGTAACTCGTCTATGTAAAGCAGATCCGCGGTCTTACCACGGCTTCCATCTCTTGTAGCCGCGACTATCTCGTACCGAGCGCCCGAAAGCAGCTCCACCGATTCCTGACCATTAGCCACGCGGATCTGTTTGACCTGCGCCATAAGCGCGGGATTATCCTCTATCACGTCAACGACCTTGCGAAAGGTATCAAGAGCCATGCCGCGATTAGATGACATTGCAACTATATTCATTTCACCGAAAATAAACAACCCTGCAAGGATGCGGATGCGTGCTAGGTGCGTTTTGCCGTTTTGACGTGCCACCAGTAGCAGATTGGTTTTTCTACGCCACTTTTGATCCTTGTCTACCTTCAACATATCGGTTAAGACGTATTCCTGCCACGGCAATAACTCCAGCTTGCAATCTTCTAGGAATTTCTTTATCTCATCAATCCTAGATGCGCCTTTAAGCGGTGCGTTCTGCAATCGTGGCTTCGTAGCGCCCTTGCGTGCCTTTTTCAATTAGCCCCCGACTGATTTGAACTGATAAAGGGTGAGTCTGGATCAATTCGGACTGTAGTATGTCCGTTTTGCACCGATTTGGACTGATTTCCACCGATCGGAGAGTTTTTGAAGCG